TTTGTTTATCAAATTTAGTTTTCATTTTTACCTTTCTGTTTTAATTTGCTTATATAAACTTATTGGTTAATGTCAAATATTATTATTGACATAAAGGTTATTATAAATATTATGCTAGGAAACAATGAGAGGTATATATGGTTATTGATTTAACAAAAAATAATAGCATTTCGGCACTAAGTAATTTTGATCCTGATGTTTGTATTAAGTATTATGAAAAACTTAATCTTGATCATGGATCTCCAAGTCAAACAGCACAAACAAATGCAGACTGGTTAGTGAACTACTGTTGGTTTGATCAAACTGACAGGAGAAACAAGAACATATCGTTTAGAATGAATGCTGGCGTAAGCATTGGTAGAGCATCACAAAAATATGTTTCTAAATATATGTATGAAGCAGAAAAAAAAATGCTCATTGAAAAAAAAAATATAGATACTATCATCAAAGAAGAATTAGCAGAGTATGATAAGTATCAACCTCATAATGAATTAGATAAAGAACAACACGAAGATACAAAAAATTATCTTGTAGATATGATTAAGATAACTTGCAAAGCATTAGATGATCTTAAACTTGGAGATGAAGTAGCAAGTGAAAGATACTGCACATATAAATTTAAAGAATTAGTTTTAGATAAAATTGGCAGAATAGATTATGAGCAAATGAGTGGAACTAAATTAGTGGAGTTAAAAACAAAGCACAGATCAAAAAGAAAATCAGATACCAAAGCAGGATTCAGTTGGGTTAAAGCATACTTGCCTAAACAGCCAGACATTAACCATGTACGCCAGTGTGCTTTTTATTGGTACGCCACAAAGAAAACTCCACACTTGCTTTATGTCAATCAAGATAACTTTAATGTTTTTACTCCTGATACATGTGAATTACTTACACCAGAATATATGGAGTTTGTAGTTCAACAAGATTTATTAGTTGATAAAATTCGTCAGAACCTGGTGTACTTATGTCGTGGCTCGGCAAAAGATATGGCTAAGTTAATTCCACCTCCAGACTTTTCTAGTTATATGTGGAAAGACGTGCAAATGGATCTGATAAAAAAAGCAGCGAGTCTTTGGGACAATGTGTAGAAATATGGATATAAATTTTTACCACAAACAACACGAAAAGATTAGACAACAATTTAGGCATGATGCTATAATGCGTGAAATAAAAAAACGAGAGGATAAATTATTTAGAGATATGTTTATTAAAATAGTTTTAATTTTAATAATATTTGTTCTTATAATTTATGTAATCAGCGAATGAAAATTATACTGACAATCATTCTTATGAATGGCAATGCACATTCATTTGAATCTAATATAGATAGAATTGATCCTCGTTTGTGTGATGCTTTATTTAATAAACATACATACGTACACACAAGTAGGTTCAGTACAGCAAGAAACAAGACAGGGATATATTACAAATCAAAGGAAGTGTTTGCATATACCTGTAATTATAAAACAACATAGAGGAAACAATGAAAGAGAAAATAAAACAAGTTAATGATTTGTGTGCAGAACATGGCACATACATTAATCAGCATGGTAAGAAAACAGTATCAGCTTGGTCAAAGATTAAATACTTTAGAGAAGTATTTGGAACTGAGTTTGGTATTAACTGTAGGATCGTTGAGCATTCAGATAGATATGTAATTATGAAATGCGAGATCCTTGGTTACGATCCTGAAAGAATTGTTGCAAGTGGATACTCTAAACAGTTTAGAGATAAACCTGGTTATCTTGAGATAGCCGAAACATTTGCAATCACACGAGCTTTATCGTTCATGGGACTTTGCTTGGAAGATTTAACAAGTAAAGAAGAGTATGAGGAATTAGATATTCCAGTACAACCTATGAATACTAAAGACACAACGTCAGCCAATAATAGATATGATGTTGATGTAGTTAATGAACTGATTAAAAAAGTTTCATTTGCACCGCATACAGCTAAACTAGATTTTCTGTGGCGTGCTAATAAGGATCTTTTAAATCAGATAAAAATAAAAGATCAATCCACTTACAATTCTATCTTGCAAAGATTTAATAGTAAGCGTGATGAGATCACAACTCAAAATGAGGTATAGATGAACGACCAACCAAAGAGCAAGATATATTTAAATCTTGTTCCTAACTTAAATAAAAAACCAGGCGACAATCAACCAGTATTTGTTGCACCTAATTCTCCAAAAGCTCCAGAAGGAAAGCAATGGAAAATGAACGTGTCAATCAATAATGAATGGTACGATTATGCTGCGTTTGATGGGACTGACATTGAAGGTAATCCAACAGGTGGATACACTGTCATCCTAACTAAGAAAGAAGCACAAGCAACACAAAACAAACAACCTGGATTTAAAGCTGGTGGATTTCAAAAGAAACCATTTACAAGCAATAAGTCTTTCGGTAATAGACAATACTAATAATAGGTAACACTATTATTCATTCTACCCTTGGGGTTTTACCTCGGCTGTTCTCAGCCACCCTTTCGTTGTTTCCCTGAGGGTAGAGTAAAAAACAGAAAAGGATTAACATGATTAACAAAGACGATTTTATTTCTATTGAAGAAAACATACAAAAGAAAATTATAAAAGAACGCCAAGAAGATTATGGCGATTATGAGGAAAACTTTGCATTACTTGCTGAGATGTTTTCCATTATATTATTTGATAAGATTAGAGTAGCACTAACCCCAGAAGATGTGGGACACATTATGATGGGATTAAAACTATATCGTTGCACCAAGAAATTTAAGGCTGATAGCTATGATGATCTTGCGATCTACTGCAAGATGACTAAGAATCTAAGGCACAAGGGTATTGCCAAAAAGGATAAATAATGGTAAAAGTTATTCGTAATAAAAACTGTGAGTGTTCTTTTGTTTATTCAGAAGAATTTGATAGTGCTGAAATCGCATCAGATCCAGCTGCCAAAGGTGTAGTGATTGATGTTAAGATTAAAACTATTAAAACAGTTTTTACAACGATTAAACAGAAGGATGATTTAGTTGGACAAACTAAAGATTCGTCTGCAAAAGATGAGAGATCTGCAGGAGCTTAGACATAGGAAAGCTATTGAGTTCTTTCATAAGTATCAAAAAAATCTTAGTGATTCTAAGAGATTGATATTTAAAATTGAGCAGACAAAAGAAAAGATAATGGCATAAACATTATCTAATTAAAAAAACAACAACAGGTTGCAAACAACCAGAGGGAGAGTCATGACGCCAAAAGAAATGTATAAGGAAATTAAGTTAAGATATTCCTTTAATAGTTTTTCAAATCTAACAGACAGAGAAAGAAAGATTTATCGTACAGGATTTAGAACTGGATATAAATTAGCACGACAATTTTTTAAAAATAATATCAGATACAAGCAAACAGTTGTTAAAGAAGTTGTTAAGTATGTAACGATTAATGATGTTGTTGTACCTGAGAATGTTAAAGAGATCTTAACAATCATTGCCAATCAACTTGGTGTAAATGTAAATGATATAACTGCTAAGACTAGAATACAACAAGCAGTAATTGCACGATCAATTCTTATAAATGTGCTTAGAGATAAGTACGCTATGCCATTTACAAAGATTGGAGTTATCTTAGGCAATCGTGATCACACTACAATGATCCATCATGTTAGAATGAAAATGAATAAGGAACATTTCTGGCAGCCAGATCATGTTATCTGGAATAGATATGATTACGTTATGAAAACTGTTAAGTAATTACTTTTTGAAACCTGATAACAAACTCTTATAAGCCTTCTTAGATATAGTAGATTCAGATTTTGGTCTTGATGTACCAGCTTCTTTACGTTTGTTAATATTGTAATACAAACCCTTGCGAGCCATCTTACCTTCTTTTGTTTTATGATATTTAGATTTATCCATATTACATTGACATCAAGGATTTACCTTTTTTCTTCACACCTTTGATTGTACCTTTATTTTCAGATGCGTAGAAAACAGCTTTACCTTTTTCTTTGCCATATTCCTTTTGCATTGCTGCAAGAATCTTTTTACCTTTAACGTTCAGTGGCATACTTGTGTCTGCATTTTTTGGTTTTTAAATAATTAATATACATCTCCATTCTTTTATCAAGTGTAATATTCTTAGGATCTCCTTGCTTTTCAGGTGCATGAACATTGGCTAAATACATATCAAAACAACTATGCTCTATGCTATGGCAGAAATTTAATTTCTCAGCATTGATAATCCAACCACCCTCATTTGACATGTGTTCTTTGCCACAGATATGGCAGTTGCCGCAGGATTTAATTATTACTTTTTTTTTACCCATTTTTATTTTTTAAAAAAAACAATTTGTACAAAGTTGTCGCACCTAATCTTATACACCCTAAAACTTTTATCGTCTAGTCTTCAATAAAATTATTTAAAAAATATTTTACTCAAAAAATATCGTTTGACATAATATAACCGATATGGTATTCTACTAAATAATAAAAAAAACAACAAAAGGTAAAACATGAAACAAATGAGAGAAACATCTGATAAAGAAAATTTAGTTAAGTCTTATAATGATTTAGCTAATTCTATCTTACCAGATAACTTGCCTTACATTACTCATGATGAGGCAAAAAAAGCAGCAAGACTATTGGCTAGAAAGTTTGGCAATAAGAAAGATGCTGCTCCATCAAGATATGGAAACTATCCAACTAATCTTATTGTAAGAAAATGTTGGGTTTGTTTATCAGGAAATTCTTCTTCATTAAGTAGAGGATGGAGAAGATTGATACATGACTTAGCACACAGGCTCTTTAGATATAGGAGTCCAAGTCTTCCTGATCACTGTGCTTTGCAAGCAGAGTTTGAGGGACAGATGATAAGATATGTCATTCAATCTGGTTGGTTAAATGGAAAGTTAAAACAGAAACCAAAAGCAGAATTGTCTTCAGATCAAAAGAAAGAAATGAAGATTACAAAACTTAGAATGGCTGTTTTAAAATGGGAAAGAAAAATAAAACTAGCAAATACTTTTCTCAAAAAATATAAATCTAAATTAAAGAGAGCCACTAACTAAACTTAAAACTTTGTACCCCTCAAAATTTGGGGGGTACTTACCCTAGCACCCACCTCAAGAAACTCATATACGTTTAAATTTGAAAGACTTTTTTTAAAGATTATTTCTTTTTATGCCTTGCCGCAAAGTTTCTCGCAGCTTCCTTTGAACTAAATCCCCAGGCTTTGAGTGCCAACTTAAGACGTGTGGGTTTGCCAGATTTAGTAAGTAAAGATCCTTTCATTCCTCCAAAGCGTGCAGCAAAAGAAACTCTTCTTGGGTTCACACCTGATTTAACAGGAGCTTTTAAATTAGATCCTTCAGTACGTTTAAAGTAAGCACGACCAGCAGCGTTCAAACCACCACTAGGATTTTGATATATTTTTTTAACCATTATAATTTCTCTCTAAAAGGGTTGTAGTCATCCTCATTTATCTTAAAGCATTTACACTTATTTAGTAAAGCACAAAATCCTTTTCTTAACCAAAAAATACATTTGACATTTAGCATAAACTATACTCTCCCCTGACCAGCATATTTTTTATATGTCTTGTGTTTATTAACTTTCTTTGTATGCCTACCTTTTCTTTTCTTAGGTGGCTTTCTTATATGTTTATTCTCAAGACTTTTTCTTGCCATTCTTTTTAATCTTTACCTTTGCTTTAACACCTTGCTGTGCAAGTAATGTAGGTTTCTTTTTAGAATAAGATTGTGCAAACATTGTAGTTATTTGATCACTCATTTTTTAAATATATCTAGTGTTGGTTTTAATCCATAGATCGCACCGAAGATACCTACGATTAACCATTGATACCATGATGGGAACTTACCAAAGTAATCAAAGAATAAATCTAGTTTAGTTTTAATATTAACATCATCACTAATGATTGCGTAAGATAAAACAATAATTGGAATACATACTACAATTAAAACAAACTCATCTTTCCAAGTTTTGTCTTGTTGATCATATACATCTCTTTGATATTCAATCTCACCTTTAGCCATACGTTCATAGTATCGCTTCTCAGCTTCAGATTCTAATAGTTCTGATTGCTTATGATTCTTATAGATCTCAGCACCAGTTTTAAAAACAGTTGGTATTATACTCCACCACATATTAATGACAGCTCTTCATTATGTTTGACAACTCTTCGCATCTGCTTGGTGTTTGTCTATACCACGCTGAGTTTAACATCTCTGCAGCTGCTCTACTATAATCATGTTCTTTCAATGCTTCAAACATTTTCTTGAACTTAGAAACCCCAGTCTTTCCTAATTGAAATACCATCTCAATGATTACTTCTTTAGCCACCAATGCAA